TCAACGGTTCACACGTTGTATTCTGCTTAGAAGGACGTTCGTGGCGCAAGGACTATTATGAACCTTACAAGCGTAATCGCAAAGAAGCACGTGATGCACTAAGTCCACGTGAAGCAGAAGAAGATAAAGTGTTTTGGGAAATCTTTGATGAGTTCAAAGAGTTTGTTACAGACAAGACTAACTGCACCGTATTGCACAATCCTGTGCTAGAAGCAGATGATTTAATTGCAGGTTGGATACAAAATCATCCTAACGACGATCATGTTATTATTAGTACAGATGGTGACTTTGCACAACTTATTGCACCTAATGTGCGTCAATACAACGGGGTAAGTAATACTACAATTACTCATGAAGGATATTTTGATGACAAAGGTCAGCCCGTGGTGGATAAGAAAACCAAACAGCCAAAACCTGCTCCAGAACCTCAATACATGTTGTTCGAAAAATGTATGCGTGGAGATACTAGTGACAATGTGTTTAGTGCCTATCCAGGTGTTAGAAAAAAAGGCACAAAGAACAAAGTAGGTCTACTTGAAGCATTTGCTGACAAAGATAACAAAGGCTACAACTGGAATAATATGATGCTACAGCGTTGGATAGATCACGAAGGTGCAGAGCATCGTGTATTAGATGATTATACACGTAATGTCACACTTTGCGATCTTACAGCACAGCCTGAGCACATTAGACAAGAAATAAATACTACTATAACTTCCACTGAAAGCAAAAACATTAGCCAAGTTGGTATGAGACTCATGAAGTTTTGTGCTCGTTGGGATTTACAACGTATTGCAGATAATGCTGCACAATATGCTGAACCATTACAAGCGAGGTATAAATGACACTACAAGCAAAACAAATATTACAAGATAAATTTTGGATTTTAGAAGATGCGGGTATTCGTATCGGAACTATTAGTAAAAATGAAGAAGGTTTTTTAATTAATACAAAAGGTAAAGTTGATTTTTATAAAAGTGAGAATCAATTAAAAAAACAATTTGGAAAAAATTTCTTAGTAGCAGAAATTAAAAACGATTCACAAAATACAAGCGAAGTAAATGGATTTCCTACAAAAGGTATTCCATATAACAGCATGTATGATATAAAGAAAAAACTACCTTTGTTTACCAAAAGTGAAAAATCAAAAAGTGTTTATTGTGCAGGTTACTATCTTGTAAAGTTTAATGTAAACTGGCTTAAAAGTTTTTGTCCTAAATTAATTACAATAGAACGTAATGAATATATAGGACCTTTCAAAACAGAGCTAGAAATGAAAGCAATGCTTAAACATGTCAATAGAACCGATTAACACCTTTCCTATACAAAATTTTATAAAACAAGTGCAAAGTGCAGAAAATAGTAGAGCAAGAGAAGTAAAATTAGATATTACTCAAGCAAAGAATTTAGCATTTACATTAGGTATTGTAATGAGTAGACTTAATGGAGATTTAGAAAAGTTTGTAAAAGAAAATGCCGGTGGCTCCATGGAAGATATTATTATACAAGTTGGCGGTGATGCTAACTGGAAATAAATTAAATGCGTATAAAAAAAGATAAATATACGTAGTTAATTAGGAGAATCTATGAGTAGGCCCAAACCAAATATACTTTTAGAGTATACAAATAGTAGTACCTACAAATGCGAACAGATACTAGATGCAGAAGCTATTTGGGCTGTCTTCTATAAAGACAAACCATTTAACTTAAAAAGCAGTAATGCGCTAACAAATTATCCTGGACCTAAGTACAAGAAAACAAGTTTTTCAAATCCAGGACATGCAATAAATCTAGCAAAAAAACTAAACACAATGTTCAAAACAGAAGATTTCACCGTAGTCAAACTGACTGCTGGTGAAAAAGTTTAATGGTATCAAAAGAAACTTACACAAAAATTTTTTTAAAAGAACTAGGTAAGAGTGCAGGAGAAACTGCAATCAAAGAATATATGCCTTTATGGTGGTACAATACTCGTAACAAAGAAAAGGGCGGATTAAGATTAACAGAAGCAGGCTTTGACATTGTAAATCAAATTGGTTTACAAACATATGATATTCCATATCCTAAAGATATGCCATTAACTACTCAAGTTATAATTTATTTAGATCATTTTATAGATTGTCCTTATTACTTAACAAATAGAAGTATAACGGTTACAAATGAAAAAAAAGCAGTCGAACTTACATTGTTCAGCGGAGACTTGCGTAAATATGGTATAAACAAAGCAATGAGTAGGAAAGATGAGAATTGATCTACACGGATATCATATACATGAAGGCTGGCGCAAATTCAAACGTGCAGTAGACGAAGCATACCTTGCAAATCACAGAAAATGTATAGTCATAACAGGACAAGGTGCAATGATGCGAGAGTTTCCTACTTGGGCACATAATCATCCTTACATCAGAGAATGGTCGCAACCTAAACATAATCCTGGAAGTTTTTTAATAAAATTGAAGAAAAAAGGTTGACTATCTTAGCTGTATACCTTATATTATTTGTATAGGCACTGAAATAAAGAAGGAATACGCTATGTCAGAAGCACGTACAATTTCACCAAATAAAGCAAAAAACGCAATCCGTCGTGCATTGCTAAAAAAACGCCCTCTATTTTTGTGGGGTCCTCCAGGTATCGGTAAATCAGATATTGTAAAACAGATTACCGAATCATTTACTAATTCTTTACTTATTGATATTCGTTTGTCATTGTGGGAACCTACAGATATTAAAGGTATTCCGTACTTTGATACAAATATTAATAAAATGGTGTGGGGCGCACCTAGTGAACTGCCAGACGAAGAACTGGCTTCACAATATGATAATATTGTTGTTTTCTTTGACGAAATGAACTCTGCTGCACCTGCTGTACAAGCGGCAGCATATCAGTTGATTCTTAACCGTCGAGTAGGACAATATAAATTGCCTGACAACGTAATGATTATTGCGGCAGGTAACCGTGAAGCAGACAAAGGTGTTACGTATCGTATGCCTGCTCCACTTTCAAATCGCTTTGTACACTTGGAACTAGGTGTCAACTTTGATGACTGGTTTCAATGGGCGGTTGATAATAAAATCCACCAAGATGTTGTAGGTTATTTGCAATTTGCAAAACAAGATCTTTATGATTTTGATCCTCGCAGTTCTAGTCGTGGATTTGCAACACCACGTAGTTGGTCATTTGTTTCTGAATTACTAGATGACGAAGATGACGAAACAACTACAGATCTTGTAGCTGGTGCAGTAGGTGAAGGTTTGGCTGTCAAATTTATGGCTCACCGTAAGGTTGCTGGACAATTACCTAATCCAACAGATATCCTTTCTGGCAAAGTAAAAGAGATGAAAACGTCAGAAATCAGTGCCAAGTATTCCTTGACGGTTTCATTGTGTTACGAGTTGAAAGAAGCAGACGAAGCTAAGGATAAAAAGTTTAACGATAAAGTTAATAACTTCCTACGTTTTGCAATGGATAATTTCGAAACAGAACTTGTTGTAATGGGTATTAAACTAGCTCTTACACAATATGAATTGCCAATTGATCCAGACGAAGTGGAGTGCTTTGATGAATTCCACGATCGATATGGCAAGTATATTAAGGCTGCACAAGGTGCATAATGGTAGAAATGGGTGGCTTAGGTCACCCATTTTTTATAAAAGACTTGACAACAAACTTAAATAGTGTTATAACTATATTAGGCACTGAGAAAGGAATACAATGTTAGATTTTATACCCAACTATGTAGCAATGCAAATGTCTGCAAAAGACACGCAAACTAAACTTAAAAATTGGCAACCTGATCCGGACATTACAGAAGACGAACTTGCTGTAATGCGTGATGAAGTTCATGAACGCATTATTACTGCTCGTGTTGGTTTGTTGCTACGTCATCCTTTCTTTGGTAATATGGCTACACGTTTAAAAATTGTTCCAGCAGACGAATGGCTTATGACTGCTGCTGTTGACGGACGTAATTTGTATTACAATACTCAATTCTTTAATGCTATGGATAATAAAGAAATTGAGTTTGTACTTGCACACGAAATATTACACATGGTATATGATCACTTAGGACGTAGAGATAATCGTAATCCTATGCTGTATAACATTGCTGCTGATTATATTGTCAACAACTTGCTAGTACGTGATCGAATTGGTAATAAACCTAAATTAGTTGACTGCTATCAAGACTTCAAATACGAAGGATGGAGTAGCGAAGAAGTATATGATGAGCTGTTTAAAGAGGCAAAAAAGAACGGTGAAGAATATTTGCAGCAATTAGGTGAAATGCTAGATGAGCACTTAGATTTAGAAGGTGACGGCACCGAAGAATCTGAAGGCAACGGCAATGGTAAAGGTCGCCCTAAATATAGTAAAGCCGAATTAGACCAAATTAAAGATGAAATAAAAGAAGCAATGCTTCAAGCAGCACAAAGTGCAGGTGCTGGTAATGTGCCAGGAGGTGTTCAACGCTTAATCAAAGAGCTTACAGAACCTAAAATGAACTGGCGTGAACTTCTACGTCAGCAAATTCAAAGCACAATTAAAAGTGATTTTACATTTAGCCGTCCTAATCGCAAAGGTTGGCATACTGGTATTATTTTACCAGGTATGAACTTTGCAGATACAATTGATATTTGTGTTGGAATTGATATGAGCGGATCAATCGGCAATGAGCAAGGTGCTGATTTCCTAGGCGAAATCAAAGGTATCATGGAAGAATTTAAAGACTATAAAATCAAAGTATGGTGTTTCGATACGGCTGTATATAATGAACAAGACTTTAGAGAAGATCTTTCAGACTACGAAATTATGGGAGGTGGTGGCACCGATTTTATGGCTAACTGGACATATATGAAAGACAACGATATTCAACCTAAGAAATTTATTATGTTTACAGATGGTTATGCTTGGGATAGCTGGGGTGATCCAGATTACTGCGATACAATCTTTGTTATTCATAGTAATCATAATAAAGAACTAACTGCACCATTTGGTATAACAGCCCACTACGAGGAAGCGGCTTGAAAATAAAAATAAAAGAGTTAGATGTTTTAGAAATTAGAAGGGTAGACTTTTGCCCTTCTCATTTTTCTACAACTAATATCGAAAGAAGATATAATATAGAAAATGCAATAGTTGCATGGATAGATAGACATTTATCCGGAAGATATTATTTTGGAGTTAATGTTTTGTTAAATAAAGAGCGAAACATAGAAACGGTATATACCATTGGTTTTGAACAACCAAAAGAAATGAGTTTTTTTATGTTGGCTTGTCCACATTTAAAATACCAATAGGAAAAAGTTGATAATTACTATACAAGGAGAAAATAAATTATGACTCAACCGAATGGAAATCCTAACGATCTAAACATTCAAGATTTAGCTGTGCTACGTGGTGTAATTGAACTTGCAACAGAACGTGGTACATTTAAAGCACAAGAACTAGCAGCAGTAGGAACCGTTTATAACAAATTAGACGGCTTTTTAACTGAAGTACAGAAGCAAGCAGAAGCTGCAAAAGCAAACGCAGAAGCAGCACAAGAAGCACCACAAACAGAAGAAGTAGCAACTGAGGCTACAACGGAGGAATAAAATGGCACTGAAACATGTAGGTAGAGTAGCTGCTAATCAAAGAAAAGTAGTAGTTGCATACCGTGTAGTACCGGGTGACCCTGATAGTTGTTTGGTAATACAAACAGAAAATTTATCTGCAGACGAGCACGATGCTTTGATCAAAGCAGTAGAATCTGCCGCAGGACAAGAAGCATACGAGTTTGGTGAAGCAATGGCAAGAAACACTTTACCCGACGGTAGAAACATGTTAGCAGGTTTCCATACAACAGGCAAAATAAGAAAAATGCCTACAAAAGAAATTGAAATGCTTCCTAACAGAAGTTCAGCAATTAATTTAGCATTATTAAATGAAGAAATTGCAAAACAAAAAGGTATAACCGTTAACGATTTGGCAATTACTGATAGTAAAGGTAAAACTAAACCTCTTATTCAACCTGTAGAAGATTCTGTTGATCCAGTTGCAACTTACACCGAAACTACGTTGCAAGCACCAACAGATGGTGTTATAAGCGACGAAGAGTTAGCAGCACAATATAGATCTCAAGCAGATGCTTTATTTAAAGAAGCAAAAGCTCTTAGAGAACAAGCTGAAGAGCTAGTACCTACTAAACGTAAAAGTACAAAGAAAACTACTGAAACGGCATAATGGTACAAAAAAACGAAAAGTATTGGCAGGAAATTTTTGACTCGGTTGACATGAATTACCTGCCAACCTCTTATTTAAAAAGTATTAAAGTAGAATTTGATGATAAAACAATATGGGAAATTGATCTTCAACAAAAGAAAAAAGAAGAACTTCCTGTAGACGAAATCCTAGAAGATTTTTTTGCTGAATACGAAGATAATATTAAATCTATTGACTTTAACGTTGATTTTTTAAAAGTAAAACGTGATGTTATTAAAAAGACTCAACGCTTTCTCAAAAACAAATAAAACTAAATTACACTAGAGTGATAAATACATTATATGAATGTACCTTCTAGGAGATATTAAACATGGCATTGCGATTAAGACGCGGAACAGACGCACAACGAGCTGCAACGACACCTGCAGACGGAGAACTAATTTGGACTACTGATACACAGGAATTGTATGTAGGTGGTGTAGATGAATTAGATGTACCTATTGTAGGCGGCATAAGAATTACAGGTTCTCAAAATGATAGCCCGGATATACTTACTCGTGATTTAGACATGGATGGAAATGTTTTGTATGGTACAGGTACAATCAATATACAAGGAAACATTTCTACAAACGCTACCGTAACTGCAAACGCATTCATAGGTGATGGTAGTGGAATTTACAACTTAAGAGCAGCCAATTTAGATACAACCGACCTAGTAGTAGAAGGTGGTGCATACAACTTAAATGTTATTGCAGACGATAGTACATTGATATTAGATGCAACTAACCAAGCATTAAGTGTGACCAGTGTAGTTACAAATACACTTACATCTAATAATATCACAGCAAATGAAGTTGTATCAAACTTTATTGGTAGCTTCTTTGCAGACGATAGTTCTACAATCATAGACGGCTTGACTCGAAATGCGTTTTTTAATAATGTAGATCTTGCGCAAATAAATTCAACGTCTGGAGAAGTTGAGTTTACCGCAGATACAGGTAGTGCAGGTGTATCAGCTAGTACTGCTGACGCAGCTAGTAATATTATTTTAACTAGAACATCAACAACTGACAATTTGTTAACTGACTATAGAATATTAACACAAATTATATCTAATATAGACGATAGCACAAATGGTATAGTAAAAGTAGGACAAACAATAACAGATAAAGATAGTATTTTTATCAGTCATGATCCTACTGGTGCGCACACTGACTATACAAAAATGTTTGTTGTTAAAAAAGAAGGTATGGCTTTTGGTACATTTACAATAGATGATAAATTAGTTATAGACCGCGGTAATCTAAAATTATTAAACTCAGGGTCAGACGGTAGCGGTACAATTAAATTTGCTTCAACAAGTCAAGGCGAAGTAGGAGCAGGTACAGAAGGACAACTCTACTACGACGGAGTATCAAAACAATTTAAGTTTGTAGACGATAGTACTACACAAGTTCTTTTTGCATCACCTTATAATCAACCTTACTTTGAAAATTCAACAATTGTTAGACTTCTTAACATCGGTACAGCAGCAAGAGATACTGCATATGCAGCTGGTGCGTTAGAAGGAAGTATATTCTACAATACCACAACTAATCAAATGGAATTGTACAACGAAGGTGCATGGGAAGGCTTAGTAACTCAAGGTGCAACATTTACAGGTGACTTGAACGGTAGTGTTAACTTAGATGATAGTACAAATATAATTGCAGGCGATACAGGTAGAATAAATGCTCCCGAACTTGTCAATTTTGCTCAATTCACAACAGGAGAGCGCGATGCGTTAACAGGCGTTGTAGGTGGTAGTGTAATATATAATACAAGCACAGCTAAATTGCAAGTATACAATGGAAGTACTTGGGTAGATCTACACTAATTAAAAAAGCAGCTTAAAGCTGCTTTTTTTATATTCTGTTAATTTCTATTTTTTGTTTAGCTTTGGTAGGAAATACAAAGTCATCTGAATGATGTTCTCTTCGATTTCTTGTTTCGTCTTTGTAGCCTATTCCCATTAATAACATTAATTTATTATTTGCACCAATTAATTCCTTAATAGGTTCAGGATTGAAGCAAGAACAGCATCCGGTACTAAGACCTAACATACTTGCTGTAAGATTAGCATATCCAGCAGCAATGCCTACTGCAACATTAGTATCTTTATTTAAGTTTTCTATATCTTCTTGTGTTAGTTTACCAGTTACATAATTGTATGTTTCATCATTTCTAACTTCAGCAGTATTTAAAGGATTTGTTGCTTCAAATACAAGCAATAAATTTGCAAGAGTTTGACTATTTGTTTTGGAGTCACCGGTTACATAATTTATAGTAAACCCATCAGTGTTACTATGTATGTTTTCTATTACTTTCCTATCTGTAATAAAATGAACTTTGTAAAAAGACATATTTTGTTTGCTTGGACATTTTGTCACAGCATGTATTAAAAGATCAATATCTTCCTCAGGAATTGATTTATCTAAGTTCCAGTTTCTCTGGCAATGTTGACTCCTAAGTACAGCCTTTCTAATATCATTGTAAGTTGTTTGCATGACTCACCTCCTATAAACTATTTATCAGAGATAACGGTTGCTACAAGGTGTATCCTATCTTGTTGACTAGCATTAATTGCAGTATGTTTGTTTAATGTGTCAGTGTAATACCATTTATCATTTTCAAGGTGTTTTACTTTATCCTCTATAATCATTAAACATCCTTCTTGAGTTTTCATAGGATAGTGAATTCTTTTATGAAAATCTACATGCCAAGTTAAACAAGTTTTAGGTTTAGATATCATAACTCGTACTCTACCTAATATATAATGATTACTTAAATAATTATACATATCTTCAAAACTTGTATTTTTAAAAGCACTTACTAATTGGCAAAAATGTTCTTCTTTGAGTTCTTTTTCTCTATTAGGAATAATCATTTTTTGCTTTTGATCATCATAGTAAGACTTATCCCAATCTAATATTAGGCTTCCTCTTCCAAAGTTTGGCGAGTCTTCCTCTCCAGGTATGGTGTTAATACAATACTGGTCATGATCAGTATTTTTTATAATTTTTCCTTCATCTATTAATCTATTAAAACAATTTAACAAAGGAAAAGTAGGATAGTCTAATTTTTTAAAATACATTAATTTGGTCCATAAGTAAATCTACATTTAGCTTTTTATTCTTTTGAGTATTTAAGTCTTGTAATAACATTTGTAATTTTTTTCTATCATGATCTTGTGTGTTCACTAATAATTTTAAGTTTTCAAACCAACTAAATACGCTTTCTGTATTTAGACAATAGGTAGAATTAAATTTATTTTTTGCATCGTGTATGTAACTGGTAAATTCTGCAGGTGCACGTTGTATTGACATTTCATCTGGCATTAACACATAATTACCATTTAGATAAAAAGGTTTTTTAATATTGCATACGTATTTAATGTAGTCAGGTAATGTCTTTAATGTTAATAAATTTATAGTTGGATTAAAACTTAACAAAGATACATTCTTGTTATTTGCAAAATATCCTACATTACTTTGCCATCGGTTCCAATTTGCACCAAATCTAACAGATTCAAATACATCACCTGTAGACTCTCCACTAAATCCCCATACCCATTTCCATTTTGTTTGTTCCATATATGAGTTTAATTTTTTTAATACATTATTGCTCATGTTACCATTACTTGTAGTTACTAAAAAAATATTTTTATTATTTGGTGCATTTTCTATTAAATTTTGTATAAATTTGTGATATCCTTTACTTAAAGTAGGTTCTCCTCCTAGCATATTAATTGTTATTTGCCTAGTTTTTGCTATTGACAAAACATAACTTGATACTAAATCTACATCTTGTTCATTATATTTTAATACAGGATTCTCTATATTTTTTTCTTTTGCAATAGTGCTACTATCATTTTCATTACAATATAAACATGACAAATCGCAAACATTATCGAACTTTATTTCTATAAAGTTTACCATGCTATCCCAATTTTGTTGTATTTCTATATTTTTATTATG